TCGCCGCATTGGCGGCTGGTAATGCAATTGCTAATGAATTGGGTAGAGATACTCGAGAAGGGGCGGCGGTTGACGTATTGACATCAGCTGGTGCAGGGGCATTAACTGGAGGACTGGCGGGCGTCGCTGCGGGTGCTGTTGCTGGGCTTGGTGCAGGCGCAACCGCCGGTGCTATTGGCGGCGCTGGCGTATTTTCATTGCCTGCATCAGCTATTGGCGCGATACTTGGTACAGTATTAGGTACCGCCACAGGAATCTACAACAATTGGGATACTCTTTATGCTGATTTAATGCCATCTAATACTCCTGGCTTAGGTCAGAATCCAATGCCTGGCCAATCATCAAATGGTATAGTTCCTGGGTCTATGGTGACAGCCAATCAAAATGGAGTTGATAGTGCTGCAATTATGGCATATTTGGCCAATCCCACAAATCCAACCATGCCAGTACCTGCAACTCCTGCTGATACTGCACTGGCCTCTATAGAAGAATTCATAAATACAATAGAATCAGATGCTATGTGCAATGATAATACAACCCTGGAATCATTGATTCAAGACTTAATTGATTTAAATGTACTTGGAGTTTCAAGTAAAAACGACCAGGCGGAACTTCTCAGAAAAATACTCAGAGAACTTCAAGAAGCAAATTGATAGAAGAGAAATTATATGAGCTGGAAAAAACACTTCACTATACATAAAGACCCATTTTCAAGAGAAGGCAATATGTCTCCGCTTGGAAACAGTAGTTCAATAAACAGATTTCAGAGTTGGTTGCCAGAGGTCTATACTGGGGTTCCAAACCGTGTTGAGCGGTATATGCAATATGATCAAATGGACATGGACAGTGAAATTAATATGGCCCTTGATACTATATCTGAATTTTCAACACAAGTTGACGAAGAATCATCAAGTCCCTTTAGAATTGTATTCAAGGATGATCCAACTGATTCTGAATCAAAAATAGTACATCAGACACTGAAACAATGGTCAAACTTAAATAGTTGGGACCAAAGAATATTCAAAACTTTTCGTAATGTAATTAAATATGGCGATCAGCCATTCATTCGCGACCCAGATACTTGGGAATTAATGTATGTGCATCCACAAGATTTGATTGGAGCAGTCATTAATGAAAGCGAAGGCAAGGAAATTGAGCAATATATTATCAGAAACGTAGATTTAAATATTGCATCAAAAACAGCCACCGCACCAATTGGTATAGACAAGACTACTGGCGGATTCCAAGGTGGGCAGTATTCTTCTCCAACTGGTAGATCAACAAATACTCAATACAGTGGGGTAATAAATGCCCATGCTAGAAATAATCAAGAAGTCAATATTGATGCAAACAATGTGGTTCACGTTGCGTTAACTGAAGGTATGGATGCTGGATGGCCATTTGGTAACAGTATTCTGGACCCATTATTTAAAACTTACAAGCAAAAAGAATTACTTGAAGATGCGATCATAATATATCGTGTTCAACGAGCACCAGAACGTAGAGTGTTCTATATTGATACTGGTGACTTGCCACCGCATAAGGCTGGTGCTTTTCTTGAAAAAGTCAAAATGGAAGTTCATCAGAAACGTATTCCAAACAACGCTGGCGGCGGTGCCAATATTCTTGACTCACAATATTCTCCTATAGGTATGCTTGATGACTTCTTTTTTGCTCAAGACGGAACCGGTAGAGGCAGCAAAGTTGAAGTGCTGCCTGGTGGCGACGGCCTTGGTGAAATTGGTGATTTGACATTCTTTACAGATAAACTATTGCGAGCGTTGCGGGTTCCAACATCTTATATGCCAGTCAGTAGAGAAGACACTGGTTCAACATATAACGATGGTAGAGTTGGCGCGTCTTATATTCAAGAATATCGTTTCAACGTATATTGTATGCGATTACAGAATATTATTCAGATAACATTTGATCGGGAATTCAAGTTGTTTATGAAGAATAGAGGCTTGACTATTGACACATCAATATTTGATCTCAAGTTAACTGAACCACAACACTTTAGTGATTATAGACAGATTGAATTGGACGGTGCAAAAGCTGGACTGTTTAATCAGCTTGAAGGAACTCGTTACTTGAGCAAGCGATTCATGCTTAAAAAATATCTTGGTTTAAGTGAAAGTGAAATACTTGAAAACGAGGAAATGTATTCTCAAGAGAATCCAAATAAGTCTAAAGGCGAATCATCTGAAGATAATATGGGATTAGCTGATGTTGGAATCAAGTCTAATGAATTTGATGACATGGGTGATCTCGACTTTGATAATGATTTTGAAGATGGAGTTGAACCGCCCCCAACTGGAATGGACCCGTCTAGCGGAATGACAAATGATATTGGAATGGGCCTGGGCGGCGGAAATATTGAATAGGATTAATTAAAATGAAAACAATCATTAATGAGTATTATGAAGCGGCTGATGATAACATTGGATCACAGAATCCTCAAAAATTTAGAAAAGTTAAACTAACTTTACATCATTTAAACAAGTTGAGAAAAATGAGATCATTGAAAAAATTTGAAGATGAAATGCGAAAAAAACGTTTATCATCCATATATGGTTCAGAATCTGGCGAACCTGAATCACCAATGTTCTAAAATTGCGTTTTAATCACATTATTATATGTATTTATGACTATAGTCATAAATAATAGACGAAATAACAAGACATTCGCTGTGTCATAATTAATAGGAGAATTTTATGAAAAGTACAGGCAAACTAGAAAAAATTCTAGAATATATAGTCAACGGAGACCAAAAGAAGGCATCTGATTTGTTACACAACGTATTTGTGGAACGAGCTAGAGCAATCTTTAATGAAAAAATTAATGAAGATTATCGTTTAGAAAGTGACCATCGCTTTGGATCACCAGATATGGAAGAAGATTTCCTTGACGGTTCTGATGATAACCTTGATGGTATGATCGATGAAATCGACGCTGAAGAAGTTTCAGAAGATGCATACGATGATGATTTTGGATCAGATACTATGGGCGACGAAGGCATGGGCGATGATGATATGGACATGGACCTAGGCGACGAAGGCATGGGCGATGATGATATGGACATGGACATGGACATGGATATGGGCGACGAAGGCATGGGCGATGATGCTGGTGGGTTTGAAGATGCGTTCTCAAGTGTTGAAGATGCATTAGAAGAGCTAAGAAACACATTCAACGACCTTGTTGGTGGTGATCTAGACGATGATCTCGACGGCGATGATTTTGATGATGCAGAGTATAGCTATGATGACTCTGAAGATGATATGGAAGATCCAGAAATGGATGATGATGATATGGACATGGAAGATCCAGAATTGGATGATGAAATGAGAATGTCAGAAGATACTGGTGAAACAAAGCTTCCTAACAAAGCCCCACATTCAAAAAATATCTTTTATCCAGGTGAGAAAAGCGGCGATGCTGGCACCCAGAAGTCAGACAAACAAAAGAAAATGTCTGAAGCAATGGCTCTTAAAAAAATATCTGCTCCAAAAAATACTGCTGACAAAGTTCAGTCGGTTGTGAGCAAGCCAAAGAATCCAGTTAGAGCAGTTCCAACTTTTCCTAGATCAGAAGAAAAAGGTGGCAAAGCCCCAGCACCAAAGACTATGAATACACGCAAGCCACAAGATAATGCAACCAAATTGCAAAATGTAGCTAAACCAAACGCTAAAGAAAAACCAACCAATAACAAGAGCCTGATGTAATATGTTGATTAAGAAACCCCTCAGAGAAATAATGCAGCCAAAGCAGGCTCAGTTAATCACTGAGGCGGTTGCTAATGAGCGTGGTGGACAAGACTTGTATATGAAAGGTATTTTCATTCAAGGCGGTGAGCGAAATCAGAATGATAGAGTTTACCCAGTTAATGAAATATCAAAAGCAGTAAAGTCTATTCAAGAAAAGATATCACAAGGATATAGTATTCTTGGAGAAGCAGATCATCCAGATGATCTAAATATTAATATTGACCGCGTCAGCCATGTCATAACAGAAATGAGTATGAATGGCAACAATGGTATTGGAAAATTAAAAATGTTACCCACTCCAATGGGGAATGTTTGTACAACATTACTAGAAAGTGGTGTAAAACTTGGTGTCAGTTCTAGAGGAAGTGGCGACGTTGACGGAAACGGAAATGTTAGCGGCTTTGAAATAGTTACTGTTGATATTGTTGCAAATCCTTCTGCTCCAGAAGCATATCCAACCCCAATTTATGAACATTTAATGAATCATAAAAGAGGTGCGGCTATTTGGGATTTGGCAGAATCTGTCAAAACTGACACTAGAGCGCAAAAATACCTGGCCCAAGAGGTTATGGGTTTTATACGAGACCTAAGGAGAAAATAAATGGCTCAGAAATTTGAAAGTCTATTGAGTTCTGAATTACTCTCTGAAGAAGCCAAAACAGCTATTAGCGAAGCATGGCAACATGAATTAACTGAAGCTCGTGATGAGATCACAGCTGAGTTAAGAGAAGAATTTGCGTCCAGATACGACAACGATAAAGAACAAATTGTTGAAGCAATGGACTCAATGTTGCGCGACGTTATTACTAAGGAACTCACTGAATTTGCAGACGACAAACGTAAACTTCATGAAGATCGCGTCGCTTATAAAAAGGCGATTCGTGAACACACCAAGAAATTGGACAAGTTTATTAATGAAGCCCTGCAAAAAGAAGTTCTAGAGCTTCTAGAGGACAGAAAATCACAACAAAAGAATTTTGGAAAACTAGAAGAATTTGTTATTACTAAATTAACAGAAGAAATTAACGAATTCTATATAGATAAAAAAGCATTGGTTGAACAACGTATTCGCTTAACTCGCGAAGGCAAGCGTGCAATCAAGGAATCAAAGCAGAAGTTTATTAAAGAAGCTGCTGCTAAAGTTGATGCCATGCTAACCAAATCACTAACGAGTGAAATTAATACACTCAAAGAAGATATCAAGACTGCTAAAGAAAATAACTTTGGTAGAAAGATATTTGAAACCTTTGCTGCTGAGTTTATGACCAGTGCCTTGAGCGAGGGAACAGAAATCGCCAAGCTTAATAAGAGATTAACTGAAGCGAAGTCTCTGATTAATAAGAAAGAAAGAATAATTACTGAAAGAGATACCCGTCTTGTTGAATCTAATAGAAAAATTAAAATCATTCAAGAAAGAGGCGTGCGGTCTGCAAAGTTGGCAGGTATGTTGGGTCCTCTCGGTAATTCACAAAGATCGGTAATGGCCTCTCTCTTAGAATCTGTATCTACAGATAAACTAGATAAGGCTTTTGATAAGTATCTTCCAACAGTACTAGCTGAAGGCAAGAATGTTACCAATATTACCAATCCTAGAAGGGCGAAGCTAACTGAAAACACAAAAGTTGTCACAGGTAACAAAGCCACACGAACACAGTCAGAGACTGAAGGTTCAGCCGAAATTCTTCGGATAAAAAGATTAGCCGGAATTCAAAGTTAAGGAGAATACAATGTCTAAATTATTTGAACACTGGTCAGCAACAAAAGAAGCACTAACCGATGGGCTGACCGGAAACCGCAAAACAGTTATGGATACTGTTTTGGAGAATACTAAATCAAACATGTTGCGCGAAGCTGCATCAAATGGATCAACCAGCGCGGGTAACTTCGCAACATTGAACAAAGTTGTTCTTCCAATTATTCGTCGGGTTATGCCAACAATCATAGCTAATGAATTAATTGGTGTACAGCCAATGACTGGCCCTGTTGGACAAGTCAACACATTGCGAGTCCGTTATGCAGAAACTGCTGCTGGCGCATTTGCAGGTGAAGAAGCACTCAGCCCATTCAAGATTGCGGTTGGTTACTCAGGTGATGCTGCAACTGCTCGCGCCCGCGCTACCAGTGCTCTTGAAGGTCAACCAGGCCGCAGACTCAACATTCATATCGTGAAGCAGACTGTTGAAGCTAAAACCCGTAAGTTGAGCGCACGCTGGACTTTCGAAGCTGCACAAGATGCAAACTCAATGCACGCCATTGATGTTGAAGCTGAGATCATGGCCGCTCTTGCTCAGGAAATTACTACCAATATCGACCAAGAAATCTTGTCTTCGTTGGCAAGCTTGGCAGGCGCTGCAAGCTCAACCTTCGATCAGGCTGCTGTCAGTGGTACTGCTACGTTCGTTGGTGATGAGCACGCTGCTCTTGCAGTTCTAATCAACAAAGCGTCAAATGATATTGCTACTCGTACACGTCGTGGTGCAGGTAACTGGTTGGTTGTTTCTCCAACTATCTTGACAGTATTGCAGAGTGCTACAACTTCAGCGTTTGCGCGTACAACTGAAGGAACCTTTGAGGCTCCAACAAACACCAAGTTGGTTGGTACTCTAAATAACGTAATGAAAGTCTACGTTAACCAGTATGCTCTAAATGATGATATTTTGGTTGGTTATAAAGGCCCAAGCGAAAGCGACGCGCCTGCATTCTACTGCCCATATATTCCACTAATGAGCACCGGAACAGTCTTGGATCCAGATACTTTCGAACCAACTGTTGGATTCATGACACGTTATGGATACTTGGAACTTTCAAACACCGCTTCCTCACTTGGTAACGCGGCTGACTATTTGAACAAGATTGCCGTTAATACTGGTAATTTGAGCTTCTTCTAAGAAGACGCACTAATCAAATAATTCCTGGAATAGGCCCCAATGGGGCCTATTCCAATTCATGAGTAGTGACAGCTAAGGTAAACTTTTTATTACCACAATTCCAATATCGCCTATATCCAGAATCAAACATATTCTGTGATTCAGACTTGTTATCATCATATGATTCAAGCCACCTAGATAGGTTTTTCTTCTGGCATCTATACCTTGATATACTGATATTACCGTCTGTCCAGAAATAACCAGGAGGTGTAGTATGAACTAACTCAAAACCAATTGCACTATATCCAGATCCAGAATATTTTGATGAATCAACATATGATACAATAATGGTGGTGCTGGATGATTTTGTAATATATTTTATTAATTTTGAAAAACCACCCACAACTTGAATACTGCACCTAGTCGCCATTCTAATCAACTCTACCGCGTCTGATCCTTTATTGAATCTATCCCTGCCAACAATTATAGCTAATACTAATTCGCTATTATGGAATAATCCAACATATTTTATTCCTGCTGAAAATCCATCCATATGATTCATATCAAAGAATTTTCTGGCTATATCAATTGACAAATATTGAACGGTGCATTTTCTAGCATATATTCTGTTACTTAAATTTAACCGATTGGTGATTATTGATTCACATATTGTTCTTTTGTCGCGCCATTCCTGATCTGTAATATGAATTAAATCTATACCAAGCTTAGTGCACTCAATTGTCTTATTAAGATGCTGAGATTTATTTTCTTGTTTCATTCCAGATGGATGAAACGAATGCCAATATAATCCATTAACTTCTATTGCCAGCTTAAAGTCGGGCATGTATAAGTCAAGTTCATATGGATCAATGATTGACCGTGTATTTTCAATCACACCTATATTTAACGATTGAATGAAGGTTGATATTTCACGTTCTACTAATGAATAATTTGATGTTTGTCTGATATCAAAACCAAATTGTCTACATCTTGTCAACACTGTTGAATAATCGATTCCAAAGTCTTTTGCTATATCAACAGCCGTTCTTTTCTTAATGACGTATTCATTAAATAGCCAGTCCCTATTGGAAATATATTCAAGAATTTCATAGGTTATTTTTGGTTTTTCCCAGATATGCTTTAATTCTTGGCGTTGTGAATTAAATGGTACCCCATACTTTTGAATCATAGTTTCTTGTCTTGAGTCGTTTTGTGCTTTTTTTGATTCTATAGAGATTGCTTTTTTTGATTCTTTGACTTTTTGTGATAATTTCATTCGAGTACATTCACATGTGGCGGCAGGCCCGCACCCAACAAACCCTGTACTCCAACGATCATATCTTTTTTTATTATTATAGACGCATATGTCAGATACCTGAAATACTGCACTATAAATCCGTGAAGGTAAATGATCGGTAATAACTAATGTATGTTTGTTTATCCAATCCATCAGATGGGAATCGGCACTAATCAGCTTGTGATAGTTTCTTGGGTGGTTATTCTGGATCTCAATTATTTGATTTTTCATATTAATTTCGTTCTATTAGCGCAGGATGATAAATAATGGTAACATACAGAACATTCTCTGAGAAGGATGAGCACAGCGATAGGCGGATGGACCCTGAGAATTAATTTTTTCAGGGTTTATTTTATGGCTAAGATTGTTTTCAGTTTGTCGTTAACCGACTTTGATAGCAAGGTTCTCTTGGCCCCTATATGCAAGGGCTTTGGCATACCTTCCAGATCAGTCCAGGCATAGCCTGCGCTTTCCCAATTCAATGTTGGGATGAACTCATGCTCAACTAATAATACAAAACTATCATAAGTAAATTCATAATTTCTACTGACATATCGATGCAGTGGATAGATTTTTAGTATGGTTGGAACTAGCCCCATTTCTTCATTTATCTCTCGTAGCAATGTATCCCTGGGAAGCTCGCCGTCCTCCGCCTTGCCGCCCCACAGACCCCAGGAGTAAGGAAACGAACACCTGGCGCTACGCAATTGGAGACACAGTCTTCCCGACGCTCTACTCAAGAAGATCCCACCACACGCGGTTATCATAAATAAATTCTCCAATAGCCTGGGGTGTATGTTCCTTCATAGCTTTTGTACCATGAAGATCCGTCCCACTCATACTGAGTTGCTGTTTCAATATCATATATAAATTGTTGATCCTGCACATTCTGTGAATCAAAAAATACAGTCCAATTTGTGCCGTCATAAACAATGACATCGTCAGCATTAGCAAATAATCCCCATAGACTATTGCCATTAATACTATTTGTCAATAGATATCGTTGATTTTGTATACCCATGGATAGTATACCATCACCAGGATAATTTGAGGTTGGGTCAATAATGGAATCAATAGTGCCCAGTGTGTTTGGTGGAATAGTGTCAGTGATCGTATCAACTATCAGATGATTCTTATTGATGGGATCAAGTCTTATTGACCCCACAATGTCTTGAGAATCATCTTCAATGTCATTGATTCGGCGCAATCTTATCTGACTGAATTCTTCTCGCAGCTCACCATACAATGGCAATATTTTAGACCAATCCAATAATTCATTGGCTTCATCAGTTTCACTACCATTTGAATTCAATAATATTGCTTTGTTGTTTTCAAATCTCAATTTATATTGGTTCAATGTGACAATGGTGTGAGCGGTATATTGACTTTCAAAAGGTTTTTTGGCATCAAATAACGCCAAGTTGTCATTTGTGACAGCATGAATTCTATTGATAATAGTGTGGATTGCTTTATGCACTCTGACTCTGACTGGGGGATTTATGTAGATAGGAATTAAAAATTGAAGAGTTGATATGTCAATAGTTTCATCAGCACCACTCGGGATAGATCTACCAGTCCACATTACTGACACCAATTCCATATAGGTCAAGTTGCTCCAATCAAATTGATTATTATTCTTTCTCAAATTGATATGCGGATTAAATAATACCAATAGTTGTTCAAGAAGTTCCATTTTTTGATTTGCATTACTTGTCCATACATCCAAATTAATGGCCAAATCATATACAACTGGATTCTGTCTATCAATACTAAATTTTTCACCAGGCTCTTCAATGTATTTTCCATCATTGTAGTCGTATTTTTTTTCAGTGACATGGGCTGTTGAAATATGTTGCTGGTGAGTTCTTTTCTGAGGAGCCATTTGCAAATCGTTTATATACACACTCATGAAAGGCACTGTATTAAGCATGTTTTCGCTATTGCTTTTTAATACATGAGCTGTTAACCTTGATACATCTCCATAATTGACTGGAACAGTTCTAAAGAGTGGTTCACCATCCGGCCCCCAGCCTATCTGAACTTTGAAATCAGAAAATATTCTGACTACTTGTTGAATATATCTTCTTATCTGTTTGTCATAGTGGTAGTCCATTAGTTATTCCTCGATTTAATTAGTTTCGTATGAGTGTAATGCCCGGTATACATCATCTTTTATTTTAAATAAAATGGTCTGCTTCTGGCCATGGACCTTTAAGGATATCTCTAGCATACTTCTTGGCAAGAAATGAGTTTTGTTGGTCTAGTATATATGCCTCTGCCTCTGGCCAGCGGCCTTCAATGACATTCTCAGCATACCATACTGCACTATCAGACTTCATGATATATGGTTCTGCCTCAGGCCAACGGCCTTTAATGACATCACTAGCATACCATACTGCACTATCAGACTTCATGATATATGGTTCTGCCTCAGGCCAACGGCCTTGGATGATAAATGCAGCATACCGTACCGCATCATTAGATTTCATAATATATGGTTCTGCCTCAGGCCAACGGCCTCTAATAACAAGTTTTGCATATGTTACAAGACCATTGAACATATACGCACCATCAATTGCAATAAATGCTTTAGCATCTCTCAATAGTTTCTGCTCATGTCGTTTAAATAATTTTGATATAACTGGATGATCCATTCGCAAATTTTTGATTATATCAGTATTAATTTTGCGATCCT